TTATTTTTCTGCATTGGCGGCATTTATTAGGCTATCTAGCGTGGTTGCAATCTTTGATTCCAACCGCTCTGTCACGTGCTGATAGAGGTTCTGTGTTATGCCCGTATCTGAATGACGGAGCTGCCGGCTTACAAGCTTAATGTCCACATCATTTTCCAATAGGATAGTGGCTGCTGTATGCCTAAGGTCGTGAACTCGTATAAGAGGAAGCGGAGGACAATCTGGATGGCTGTCATTGTAGGATTGAATTAGCTTGTGTAAAGTCTTGCGGTACCAGTTCGGATCGTACGGGTCCCCGATTTCATTGGCCATTACAAACTGAGTATTATGAAAATGCGGACCGAACCGCATGCGGTTGGTGTCGTATTGGTGCTTTACGTGCCGAAGGAAAGTGGTAACATGCTGCGGAACAATAATGCTATTTTCAGATGCTTCCGTTTTCACAGTGTCTAATACAAGGGCTGAATTTATACTTCTTTTGATATACGGATAATCAAGCCTGGCTAAATCACTAATGGGGATTCGCAAAAGGCTATGGCGGATGTGTAGGGTAGACTCGTTAAAGTCGACGTCTTGCCACCGAAGGCCGGCAATCTCTCCACGACGCAATCCACAGAAGATACCGAGCAAAAGAATACAGCTTACTTTATTTCGAGTGTATCCTGATTGTTTCGACTGTTCAGTGGCGTATTCAATTAAGGCTAATGCGTCTGTCGTTGTAAGTGCTTCGTTTCTCGGCTTAATCGGTGCAGGGGGATCTACATCTATCAGCGGATTGCGATTTAACAGCTGCCATTTCACAGCCTGGTCTAATGCAGCCTTTAAAATGCGATGAGTTAATCGAACGGTAGTATTAGAAAGTCCTTGGCCGCTTAATTCTTTATAATAAGTAGCAATCATAAGAGGCGTAATCTTATCAAGCTTATGTTCCCCTAAATCATTTACAACTCGCTTGCAGATAGCCCTGTAATTAGTATAAGTGGCAACCTTACGAGCAGGCGGTTTAATGCACGTATCGAGCCACCTGGTGAGAAAATCAAGTAGTGTAGGAATTCCTCTTCCCGTTAAAATAATTTCCCCTTCGTCTTTTTCGCTCATAAGCTTCCGTTCAAGCTTTTCGGCTTCACGCTTACTCGTGCCGGATCGTATCCATTTCTTCTTCCATGTATTGGTTATCGGGTCTTTTTGTGTAATGACGACGTAATATATTTCTTTTTTCTTAGAAATCATAAAAAAAATACAGCTCCTTTCTGAAAAGGGGCTGATTATGATATACTGATAGCGTAATCAGCCCGTGAGAAGGTGGATTATATCGCCGTGGTATTGGTAGTACCCGGCACGCCCGTATTCTGTTGGTAGCAGAGTGCGGGCAGTTTTTTTATTGCTTTAAATTATCTAAAGTTTGTTTCCAATTTAACGTTAGCTCCATTTTAGCTAAAACTTGATTGAACTGTGCGGTAGGTAAGCCTTTACTTAAAAGAATGATTTCTGCGATTATGTCTTTTAACAGGCGTCTATATTCTGCCTTTGGTAAAAATAATCTTAAGCTTATAAGTACGCCATATATAGATGCCTCGCTACCTTTAGGAGCATTTATAAAATAGTGATCCAAATTTTTATTTACTGTAGTTCTATTTCGTGGGTTATAAGTTTTTACCCTGTGATTGTATAATCGTTCTCCATGAGCGCATATATTTCTATATTCTAATAACGTTTCAAGTATCCCTTTGAATGTATCAATTAATGTCGATGTAGGTGTTGTAATCTGATAGTTGAATTCACACCCGTACTCTTTATTGATATCCTCAAGAACTCTCTCTTGCAATGTAGGGAGCATGGATTTATAAAAGCTATTGATTTCACCAAACGTTAGTTTTGTTACAAGAACCCATAATGGCAAATCTTGGTGTTCGGTCAAATAATGATAGAAAGCGCCGTTTTTAGCATTCTTTTGTGTTGTATTAGATAGTTTTGATATTAATTTTGTAGTACTCGGCAAGTTAGTTCTAGAAAAATTATTTATATTAAGATGACTAAATTCAGATTGGTATGACTCCGAGAATCTATACGCTACTTTAGTACAAACATTTTGCTCCGCTTGCAATAGGTATTTTAGAAGAATACTTCTTAAATTTCTATCAAAACAATATAAAGCGTATATGTGGAAAAAAGTTGTACCCGATATGTAGTAATCATCCCCACTTGATTGTGTGGCAGGAAGATCTAGGAAGATATCTTTATATCCGTTTATTACAGAATAATAATTTTCTCGTGATAGTATACGCTTTACCTTACTTCCTTCACCATCTTTATCTATCGATATGTTTCGGTTTCTCATTAGTCTCAGTAGCGTATTTAGAGATTTAAAAGGTTTTGCCATTTTGCCCCCTTAATAAAAAAACTCGTCAACCCTTAAGTTGACGAGTGGTGCACGTTGCCCGTAAGCTTAGTGCATAATTTCTGCACCATTAATATAACAGAACCGGGTCCGCTTGTCAACAGAAGTTCATATATACTTCATAAAATAACTTGTAACAAAAATAAAGAGTTGTATAGTATGTTGTAATCCATCCCCATCCTTCTGCGCAGTTGTTGAGTAATCAACCATAAGCGTGCTTGGTGATTTTATTCACAAAACTCTACTGGCTAAAATACAGAATCTAATACATTGTCATACCAATGTTTTTTCTTTTCTTTTTTAGGGGGTTCTTGCTGAATATCTTCAGAATTCACTCTGTGTATTTCGTTGGAAGCTTGCCATTTGGCCAAGGCGTTCTTAGTACCTTCATCGACTTTGTGTAAATCGTCCATTTCTTCCTGTGTCATATTAATAGTCCGTTCAAGATATTCTTGTTCGTCTAGTAATTCTGTGCTCCCATCATCATAATGCACTAATACCTTCGGTCCGTCTAATGCCTTAAATTCATCGTGAGATACTTCGGTTCTAGCGAATCCTGTAACTGTAACTAAGGCAAGCATAGTAGTAATTAATAAAGTCTTTTTCATTTTAAAATCTCCCTTATATAGTCCCTTATAATACTGATACATAATGGTGGTAGAAATCTATATTCTCCAATTCGGCATCATCGGTGCAAGTTCGACGAACCATTTGCTCAACTAGATTAACATGTTGGTCTAAATAGAAGTCGTCATTAATAATATGCATTAATTCGTGCCTAATTTCCTCCCTTAAATTTCTCTCAAAAATAAAGCTATCGTTAATATACCTTGCCGATAATGGTTACGGGCAGTCGTTCGATGTCTTCGTTTGAGTAAAAGTGCGGCTCGTTATGTATGCTTGGCTCCATACTCGGCCTGCATTTCCGGAGAGAAATACATATTGTACGCCTTGGTGAAAATGTAATTGGCTACCCACCAGTTTACTTGATATTTACTAACGTTAGCTATCTTTGTATATTTAAAGGGATTACTCCAAGAGGAATCTTCTTTTCTTGCTTTCATGCTAACATATCGTTTTTTAATAATCTGGTTATCATAGTCATAGAGATATTGGCTCGTTGTTTGAACCCATATTCCCGTTGTAAAACTGTGAATTCGTTCATCACATTGAATAACATAATATGGTGGTGCATAGCGGATTACAGAAATGCTATCATTGTCGACAAAGCCAGCTGAGTCTATACTCTCTCCGATCTGGACGTAATTAACGGCGTTAACCGCAAGGGGACAAAGGAGTACGCATAAAATGGTTAATAGCAATTTTTTCATAAAATCCTCCTAATTTTTCTTCTTACATAAACTCTGTCATTTATACAACCCGGCAGTAAAACTCGACGTCTTCAGCTACACGAGGGCAGGGAGTTGCATTATGTAGTAACGACTCTACCATGTCAGCGTGTAAGTCGCTGCTAAAGTCATCGTTCTTAATATGTGCCAGTTCGTGTAATACGCCCTGAATTTGCCGTTCAGGGCATTTATTTTTGTTGATTAATATAGTATAAGAGCCGTCTTCATTCTCACGGACTACAGCCGTCTGAGACGGTTTCAATTCAGCGTACAATAGCGTAACGTTCAAGTTTTTTATTCCTTCCCTTCACGGGCTTTTAATCGTTCTATCATATCGACCACGAAATCTATATCTTCCTTGCTTAAATCCTTGCTAGCGTCGAATAGCAGCCGGTACTTAGGATTCGTCCTCAGCTCTTCGGCGTATTCGGCTACTTCTGGGTCGGTGTAGTAGCCTGCGTCTTTCGTTTGCAGTGAAACGTCTTGTTCACCGTCAAGAGTGGCGACTAAGGTATCTATATTCATGTACATAGCAGAGGCCAATTTCCTTAATGTTTCTAAAGATGGAATAATAGGTTTCCCGTTTTTAGAGTTTTTATTGTTTTCCAACATAGAAATGTATTGTTTAGTGAGTCCAGCTCTATCTGCGAATACTTGTAATGTAAGTCCATGTTCTTGCCTATAATCTCGTAAAATTTTACTTAGTTCCATAAAGACACATCCCTTGCAAGCGAATAACATTAATGTCAACTGTATTTTACATGCATGAAAATATTTTGTCAATTACGCTTGACAAAATATTCCGGTCACTGTACACTTAAATTGTCAAGTAAACTTGACTAAAAAGGAGGTGATGAAATGCAGGAAAGTAACTTAATCGAAAACAAGGTGAGATATTGGCGAAAGAAAAGAGGCTTAACGCAAGACCGGTTAGCCGAATTATCAGGCTTATCACGGGTGTCTATTAGTGAGATTGAAAGAGGTACTGCAGACACCAAGATTTCTACGATTAAAGCAATTGCCAAAGCACTTAACGTAGAGTTCGCAGAGATTTTTCCTTAGCCCCAAAAGTCAAGTATACTTTACAACAACCGCAAACAAGGAGGGAAGTAGATGAGTCCGACGGAAATCATTTTACGAGAAGCTGAAAAGCTTCCCTGGTACGAATGGCAATGCATCGTTAAGGCCATGGAATTTGTCCACAGAAAAAGAGCCGACAAGCTGACACTTGACGACTCGGAGAAAACGCATGAGGAGCTAATGTTCCACGTTGAGCATTATTAAGAAAGGAGCTTTGTATGGAACAACGAATCATTGCCGACATTATGTACTCGGCAGTAGAAATCGCAAGGTTGTTACACACTGATATTCAGAACATTTACAAGTGGGTAAAAACGGGCGAAATACCGCACATTAAGCTCACCGAAAAATCAGAAATACGTTTTGCCGGATGGGAAATCAGAGCATGGCTCGATAGTAAAGCGACGGGAGGAAACGCTAATGATTGAACTTGAAATTGCAACGTGTGTAATCGTGACCGCCGTTGTACTGGCGTGCGTGTGGATTGAGATACGAAAAGGAGCATAACAATGAATGCAGACCAAATGATAAATCACATGATGACGGTTATTTACACAACTGCCGACGTGGAAGGTGTCCAAGTAGCCCGGCATTTCAGGCCTCAAGAAATCGTCGATTCCACACTGGCTGCGTGCCACAGTATTATCGACGGTAAACGCCTGTCAGAGCGAGAAACAGCGGTGCTTATCGTAACGTTCGGGGATACATGGAAAAATTACATTCGGCGTGCCGGTAACGTGCTTGTATCGTTTCACTTCGAGTTAATCATTAGAAAGAGAGGGATGTAATGATGAAGGCTACCACATTACAGAGTCCGCCTGAGTGGATTAACCAACGATACTACGAAATCCAAAACACTCCGATCCGTATAGTTCGAAGTCATAGTATCGGCTATTACATTAAGGAAGGGTTGAAAGCAGCACTTACGTTAACAGCTATTTACTTCTTAATTGTACTTTTAGCACTTCTTTAAAGGAGGCTTTCCATGAATTGTGAAAGTTGCCCGAATCGGGATTACTGTATTCCCGATGAGTGCATAGGAAATGGCCGCCCTCTGCAGCAACAGAAGACGGCCAAAACAACTAAAAATTAAATTTTCAATTAAAAGGAGTATATCACATGACAGTAAAAATTAACAGCTTAGCCATTGAGAACGTAAAGAGAGTCAAAGCGGTACAAATGGAATTAGCACAAAATGGCCTTACCGTCATCGGTGGTCGTAACGGCCAAGGCAAAACCTCTGTATTAGACGCTATCGCATGGGCCTTAGGTGGCGATAAATTTAAGCCGTCCAATGCGGCAAGAGACAGTAGTACGATCCCGCCTGAGATTCATATCGAACTGTCTAACGGGCTTATCGTTGAACGTAAAGGCGCCAAGAGTAACCTCAAGGTTATTGACCCGACTGGTGAGAAAGCCGGACAGAAGCTCTTGGATAGCTTCATTGAGAAACTGGCACTAGACTTACCGAAGTTTATGGGTATGAACTCGAAAGACAAGGCCAATACGTTACTGCAGATTATCGGGATTGGTGACGAATTAGCTGAACTCGATGCGAAAGAAGCTCAACGATATAACCGCCGCCTTGAAATCGGTCGTATTGCTAAGCAGAAGAAGTCATACGCCGATGAGCTTGAATATTATCCCGACGCTCCCACAGAGCCGGTGAGTGCCTCGGACTTAATTAAGCAACAGCAAGAAATATTAGCCCAAAATGGCGAGAATCAACGCAAGCGTGAACAGCTAGTTAAGATGACGGAAGAACACGAAACGCTTATTGCACAGATTGCTCAGCTTAAAGCATCCCTCGAAGAAGCCCAGGCTAAACAGGAGTCGCTGTTAGCCGATATGGAAACAGCTCAAAAGACGGTAGCCGAGCTTGTCGATGAAAGTACCGAAGAACTGGAGACTAATATCGCCCAGGTCGATGATATCAATCGCAAGGTCCGTGCTAACCAGGAAAAGGAAAAAGCCCAGGCCGAAGCCGAAGAGTTATCAGCTGAATATAACGGGCTGACGGCTGAGATTGAAGCCGTCAAGGAAGCAAAGAATGAGCTTCTTAATAAAGCGGATTTGCCGCTTCCGGAACTTGGTGTTAAAGACGGGGAACTCATCTACAAAGGGCAGCAATGGGACGGCATGTCGGGAGCTGAACAGCTTATGGTAGCTACGGCGATTATTCGTAAGCTTAACCCTGAATGCGGCTTCGTCCTTATGGACAAGCTTGAACAAATGGATCAGGAAACGCTCAAGGAGTTTTCTGAATGGCTCACCAATGAAGGACTCCAGGTCATTGCTACGAGAGTCGGAACGGATGACAGCTGCAGCATCATTATCGAAGACGGTTACGTTAAAGACTCGACACCGCAGCCGGTAGAAAACAAGAAATGGGAAGCCGGTAAATTCTAAAGGAGGTAGCTATGAAGATAATCACAGGAAAGCAAGAACGGTATCAGAAAGTCGTTATATATGGTCCTGAAGGGATCGGCAAGAGTACATTTGCCGCTCACTTCCCTAAGCCCTTATTTATCGATACAGAGGCAAGTACAGCCCATATGGATGTGGCGAGACTGGAACGTCCGACGTCCTGGGCGGTACTTATGGAATATGTCCAAGAGCTTACGAAAGACCACCAGGGATTTACAACCTTAGTCATCGACACAATCGACTGGGCAGAGCAGCTTTGTGTACAGCACATTTGCTCGAAATACCAGGTAAGCGGCATTGAAGATATCGGATACGGCAAAGGGTATGTATATGAGAAGGAAGAATTCGGACGGCTGCTTAATAAGCTCCAGGATTTAATTGAAAGCGGCATGAACGTGGTTCTTACAGCTCATGCTATGGTTCGTAAGTTTGAACGGCCTGACCAACCTCCGTACGATCGGTACGAACTCAAACTCAACAAAGCTGCCAGTCAGAAAATCTCCGATATGGTCAAGGAGTGGGCAGATATGCTCCTTTTTGCCAACTACAAAGAAGAAGTTTTAAAAGTAGATAGCAAGGACAGTAACAGTAAAAAGGTCCGTGTTTCAGGCGGCCAGCGTGTGATGTATACGAGTCATCATCCGAATTGGGACGCTAAGAACCGGCACGGATTGAAGGAATGCTTGCCCTTCGAATTTGCTCAAATCGAAAATTGCATACCCCAAAATATTCAAAAATCGCAAGTTGAAGAAAAGCCTGCAGAGGAAATAAAAACCCCTCCGAAAGAAGAACCCATTGTAAAAGCTGAACCTAAAAAGAAGGCTAAGGAAGATGACGGGATCCCGAAGGACTTAAAGAAGCTTATGGAAGCACGAAATATCACAGAAGCCGAAATACAAGCCGTTGTAGGCGGTAAAGGGTACTTCCCGGCTGATATGAGAATTAAGGACTACCCGAAAGAATTTATAGACGGTTGCTTAATTGCCGCATTCGATACTGTGGCTCAGGCAGTAGAAGCCAACCGAGACGAAAATGTACCGTTTTAATAATAAGGAGGATAACAATCATGGCAGAAGAAAGAGCATTTAGTTGGGACGAAGAAATTGAAGCAGTGGAAAACGAGTTTGTCGACATCCCCGCAGGAGATTATGACTTTAAGATTACCAACTTCGAACGAGGCTACTTCGAGGGAAGCGAAAAAATGCCCGCTTGCAATGAAGCCAAAATCACCTACGAAGTAAATGTGAACGGCCAGAAAGGCCGAATTAAGCAGAACCTCTTCCTACACAGTAAATCACAATGGCAGCTTACCGGATTTGCCCGTGCCATCGGGCATATGAAGAAAGGCGATGACAAGTTCACGATCCGCTGGAACGAAGTCCTCGGAGCGACCGGTCGCTTTAAGATTAAGCTTCGGGAATATAACGGAAAGACTTACCCGAACGTCGACCGGTTCTACGACAAGGAAGAGTCTGGTAAAGAATGGACTCAAGGAGCCTTTTAATCGTGAGCATTGAGCTTCGTCCCTATCAGCAGGCGGCGGTTGACGCCGTCTTGCATGAGTGGGACATAGGCCACAACAAAACATTACTGGTCTTGCCCACAGGATGCCATGGCATCGGAGAAAAAGTCCTGTTGGCTGATGGACAAATTAAAAGAGTAGAGGAAATTCAATCGGATGACTTATTACTCGGTAGTGACGGAAACCCGAGACATATCCTTCAGATTATTCGTGGTACGGGGCGTATGTACAAAATTCAGCCTGTAAAAGGAAAGCCTTTCATAGTAGATGAAAATCATATGCTGACATTAAGGAGAACCAACGAATCGAGTCATCCTCAGTATCCTTGCCGAACTCACGGTGGTGAAATCATCGATGTCACCGTAAAAGAATGGTTGACTTGGAGCAAGTGGAAAAAACATATTTACAAGTTAGTAAGGGCTGATGCCCTTGATTTTTACCCTACGTCTGATAAGGATTGCCCGATAGACCCTTATTTTTTAGGAATATTGTTAGGAGACGGGAGCTTAAATGGTTCGTCTATCGGCATTACGACAATGGATGAAGAAGTGGTAACCGTAATCCAACAGCAAGCCGAAAGGTTTAAGCTGAAAATCCGCACGGAGCCTGCAGGTAAAGCGACAACATACATACTTAATAGCCGTAAAGTACACTCGCATTCCATGCTTAATCGGCACTTAACCGAGCTAGGGATAAGATACAAAACTTCCGGTACGAAACATGTCCCTACTATATATAAAACGGGGGCTATAGATGTAAGACTACAGGTTATTGCAGGGCTATTAGATAGTGATGGGCATTTAACTTATAACGGATATGACTTTATTTCTAAATCTCAACAACTTGCCGATGATTTGGCATTTATGTGTAGGTCGGTTGGGCTTGCCGCCTACGTTACGACTTGTCAAAAAGGATGTAGAGATTTCGTAGGAACTTATTATCGAGTTAGCGTTAGTGGTAATTGCGATAAAATCCCTATGAAAGTTCGCCACAAGATTTCCGGGTCCAGAAAGCAAAAGAAAAATGTCCTTGTCACCGGGTTTACAGTAGAAGCCTTAGGTGAAGGCAATTACATTGGATTTACCGTTGACGGGGACAATCGGTATTTACTGGACGATTTCACCATTACTCACAACTGCGGTAAGACGATTTGTTTTGCCAAAATTGCCGAATCTCAAGTACGAGTCGGTAACAGAGTTTTAATTCTGGCACATCGTGGAGAACTATTAGAACAGGCAGCCGATAAGATAGCGAAAGCCACAGGTCTTAAATGTGCCGTAGAAAAAGCCGAACAGACGGCTCTTCAATCTTGGTATCGAATTACCGTCGGCAGTGTTCAGACGCTTATGCGTGAAAAACGACTGTCTCAGTTTTCTCCTGATTACTACGACACGATCATCATCGATGAAGCTCATCATTCTATCTCAGACAGCTACCAGAACGTTTTAAATTACTTCTCTAATGCTAGAGTCTTAGGGGTTACGGCAACGCCTGACAGAAGCGATATGCGAAACCTCGGACAGATATACGACAGCCTGGCATATGAATACAAGCTTCCGCAAGCTATTAAGGCCGGATACCTCGCTCAAATCGTCGCACAGACCATCCCTCTGCAATTGGACATTGCACATGTCGGCATGGCGGCAGGCGATTACAAAGTAGGTGAACTCGGAACGGCCCTTGAGCCGTATCTTGATAAGATTGCTGAAGAAATGGTCACATACGCTAAGGATCGAAAGACCGTCGTATTCTTACCGCTTGTAGAAACGAGTAAGAAGTTTTGCCGATATCTTCGTAAATACGGCTTTAAAGCCGCCGAAGTAAACGGTAATAGCCAAGATAGGGCAGAAGTCCTTAAAGACTTTGAGGACGGAAAATACGACGTTCTGTGTAACAGTATGCTTCTGACTGAAGGATGGGATTGTCCGTCGGTAGATTGCATTATCGTTCTGCGAGCGACCAAATCCCGAGCCTTATACAGTCAAATGGTAGGTCGTGGCACTCGATTACACGAAGGAAAAGAGAACGTGCTGCTACTTGATTTTTTGTGGAATACGGAACGGCACGAGTTATGCCGACCTGCCCATCTCATAAGCAAAGATGAAGACATCGCAAAGAAAATGACGGAAAAACTTGAAGACTCGGCGGTTCCGATTGATATTGAAGAGCTTGAAAAAGAGTCCGAATCGGATGTCGTAGCTGAACGTGAACAAGCCTTAGCCGAAAAGTTAAAGGAAATGAAGAAACGCAAACGTAAGCTTGTGGATCCGTTACAGTTTGAAATGTCCATTCAGGCTGAAGACTTATCGGGATATGTGCCGTCGTTTGGTTATGAAATGGCACCGCCGTCTATTAAGCAAATCCAGGCTTTAGAGAAATTCGGTATCTTTGCCGATGAGATTGAAAATGCCGGTAAGGCTTCACTTCTTTTAGACAGATTAAAGAAACGTCAGGATATGAGTTTATCCAGACCGAAGCAAATACGCTTCTTGGAGTCTCGTGGCTTCCAGCACGTCGGTACATGGACGTTTGACCAGGCTTTTTCTATGATTGCTCGAATTTCTATGAATAATTGGCGAATTCCAAATGGTGTAACGCCTGAAACCTATATCCCGGCATAGTCCATAAAGGAGATGAAAAAGCAATGCGTACAATCAACTTAATACCTTTATTGGACTACATCGACCCCGCTTTTTGCGATTATCAGGAATGGCTTCAAGTGGGAATGGGGCTTAAAGAAGAAGGCTACGACATTAGCGATTGGGAATCCTGGAGCGCCAAAGACATCACTCGTTATCATGCCGGAGAATGCGCTAAGAAATGGGCGACGTTCACAGGACACTATAACGGGAGCCCCGTTACGGGAGCTACTATCGTGAACATGGCTAAAGAAAACGGCTGGACCGCCACACCCCATTTACCCGATCGGGCGTATGGATGGGATGACGAAATCATTGCCGACGAAGAAGTCATTATCGATAAGAACTGGGTGGAAGGACGAGAAATTGAAGATCCGGGTGACGATTGGAATCCGGCTAAGGATTTAATTACGTACTTAGAGCTTCTTTACGACAGCTCTGATTATGTCGGCTACGTTACAGAGTCGTGGGAGCAAGACGGAAAATTCATACCGTCTAAGGGGAAATTTAAGCGTACGGCAGGGGAGCTTATTCACGCCTTATCAGAATGTGACGGTGATATCGGGGCCGTCCTGGGTGATTACAATCCCGACGTAGGGGCTTGGATACGCTTCAATCCCTTAGACGGTCGGGGTGTCCGTAATGAGAACGTAACGGAGTTTAAATACGCTTTGGTCGAATCGGACTGTATGCCCATCGACAAGCAGAACGAAATCATCCGCAAACTGGAGCTTCCTGTTACGTGTATGGTCTATAGCGGCGGTAAATCCGTTCACGCCATCGTTAAAGTAGACGCTGCCAATTACGATGAGTACCGTAAACGGGTCGATTATCTTTATAACATTTGTCGTAAAAACGGCCTTGAAATCGACGTTCAGAATCGAAATCCAAGCCGTCTTAGTCGTATGCCCGGCGTTACCCGTAAAGATAAAAAACAGTTCCTGGTTGATACGAATATCGGTAAGAGTAGTTTTGCCGAGTGGCAGACGTGGATCGAATCGATTAATGATAATCTTCCGGAGCCTGAAAGCCTTCGGGACTTTTGGAACAACCTGCCGCCGTTAGCACCGCCGCTTATCGAAAACGTACTTCGTAAGGGTCACAAAATGCTTCTTGCAGGACCGTCTAAGGCGGGTAAGTCCTTTGCCCTTATAGAACTTGTTATCGCCATTGCAGAAGGGCGTAAGTGGCTGAATTGGAATTGCTCCCAGGGGCGAGTCCTGTATGTAAATCTGGAGCTTGACGCCGCCTCTTGCCTACATCGATTTAAAGACGTGTACACGGAGCTTGGCTGGGAAGCCCGCAGCCTTTCTAATATAGACATATGGAATCTTAGAGGAAAATCTTTGCCCATGGATAAACTCGCTCCGAAACTTATCAGGCGAGCTGTTAAGCAAGAGTACACGGCGATTATCATTGACCCGATTTACAAAGTCATTACAGGCGATGAGAACAGCGCCGAACAGATGGCTCATTTTTGTAATCAGTTCGACCGTATCGCAACGGAGCTTAATTGCTCGGTTATTTATTGTCATCATCACTCAAAAGGAGCTCAGGGCGGTAAGCGAGCTATCGACAGAGCCTCAGGGTCAGGCGTATTCGGACGTGACGCCGACGCCCTCCTCGATATGATTGAGCTTGACGCTGAACAAGTCGGGTCCTCTCGTTCGGCTTGGCGTATTGAAGGAACGCTTCGTGAGTACGCTTCATTCAGGCCGGTAAACGTGTGGTTCGATTATCCTGTTCACCGTATCGATGATACAGGAACGCTTGAGTCGATTAAGCTGGACGTCGAGATGACTCCGGCAGAACGTGGCCGAAACTCCCGAAGCAAAATAAAACGGTCCCGAATCCAGAACCTTGAGGCGGCATATAATGCGTGTCTCATCTCAGGTGAGGTCACTGTAGGGGATATGGCCGAATATCTTGACGTGAGCGTTAAGACTGTCGGTCGAGATATTGATAGTAGTGAAACCTTCCGAAGAGAACAAGGGAAGGTATTTAGGAATGAATAAATATGAGTCAAAAACGCCGTATATGCATAAATATAATCGGACAAACAACGGACATTCGTTATATATATATACAAATGTCCGTTGTATAAAAAGTCCACAATTGCCATGGGCGGACAAAGTGTTAAAAACGGCTTTGGCTTTGCCGTTTTCTTAACACACTTTGACCGCCTCAGGGCAATACGTGCCCTCGGCGTTTCCCTAGAAAGGAGTATGCAATGAAATTGAAGTTTTTCTTGCCGATGATGATTCCGTCGGCGACTCACCAGGAAAAGAAAATCATGGTAGTAAACGGCAAGCCTGTCGTGTACGAGCCTCAGAACGTAAAAGACGCCCGCCAGAAGTTTATGGCAGCCCTTGCCCCGTACGCTCCTAAAGCGCCGTTTGCGGGTCCTGTAAGGCTTTCGACAACGTGGATATATTTAGCGACTAACGCTCATCCTGTAAAGAGTTGGAAAACAACAAAGCCCGATACGGACAATTTGGTAAAACTCTTGAAAGATGTGATGACGGATTTGGGCTTTTGGACAGACGACGCTTTGGTCGCTTGTGAAGAAATTCAAAAATTTTACCTTGATAAGCCCGGACTTTATATCGAGATAGAGGAACTTACCAATGGCTAATCAAGAGGTCGTAAAACGAGCCAGAAGTGCCTTCAAAGAGATTCTGAATGAAATGGAACACCCCCAATTTGATTTGCTTAGGCGGGATCCTGAAATTAAGAACCTCGTCGAACGCCTTGTCCGCAAAATAGAAGAGGCCCGTAATCCTAAGAACTGGCCGATTGAAGAATATCATGACGATTACGAAAAGAAGCACCCCGAAGACAGCAATCTGTGGGTATGGCTATTCCTACACGCCGCCTTCATTAACTCTGAACTTGCCGATGTGCTTTGTTTTCTTCGAGGTCGTGGCTGCGTGCTTATCCCCGATGACCGATTCGGGTATGTTATTCGGCCTGTTATTGGTAAGGACGGATTTAAATGCCAGGAAGAATACAACCAAATCAAGGAGCCGCTGGCTGATTACGGTGAATCCCTGGTTAAGTTACTAAAGAAAATGAAAGCCTTGGTTGACTGCGGCAATATCTTACCGCAAAAAAAATTACAACAAACGACACTGAAAGGAGAATCATAATGACTAATATCGCAAGAAACCCTATCAACGGACAAGTTGACCCCGAAGATGCTGCCGTGTTACTGGCTAATATATCTGCGGATTTAGCAAAGGTCCGTGAGGCTGTTTACAGAGATAACGAAAATGGATATGGACTGCAAAGACAGAGCGCTTAGTGCAATTGATGCAGCCTTCCGAGACCTCGACAGAGCATATAGTTATCTCGAAGAGTAGGAGGCAGGGCATGACGGCAAAGGAATATCTTGAATACGTTCGCAGTCTAGAGATACGGCTACGAATGAAAGAAGAACAGATCACTCAGCTTCAGCATGATATATGCAGCCTTCAAGCCCTCGATTACGCTAAAGATAAAATCACCGGCGGTAGTCCCATAGATGTGTCCGACAAGATTGCCCGCCTAGACGAACTTATCCGTGATACTAATCGTGAGTGGGATGAGCTGATAGAAATGCGTGAACAAGCGAAGACCATCATAGCAAAGCTTGAAAGTGCCACTCAGCAAGAAGTGTTAACTAAGCGGTACATTCAGAATAAACGGTGGGAACAAATTGCTGTTGAGATGAATATCACTTGGCGACATACCTTCCGAATTCATCGTGCGGCACTAGAGGAGTTTTCTCAGAAGATGGCATTAAATGTCAGTATATTGACATGATATGATGTAGAAGTAAAAAGTACGGGAAATACCGTACGCACTTAATCACAAGTAGTTTTATTTACAGCCGAGGCGGCGTCCATTAGGGCGTCGCCTTTGCCATGTACCTGTATTTGGAGGCTTTATGACGTGTAAAACGGAAATTCAATGCTGCCGTCGTTCTTGCCTGAACAACTCTAAAGGATTTTGCTCTGCTAACAAAATACATATCGGCGGAACCGGCACATGTAAATGTTTCGTTGCAGCCAAACACGTTATGAATCGTTCCAAATACGGCACGCAAAGGAGGTGACGATAGCGGTTACATGTTGAATAAGAGACAAGAAAAATTCTGTATTGAGTATCTGGTGGATTTAAATGCGACTCAGGCCGCTATCCGAGCCGGATATAGTGAGTTAACTGCTTATTCGATAGGTTCACGACTGTTGAAAAAAGTTGAAATTAAAAACCGTGTTAAAGAACTACAAGACGAGTTCTTTAGAGACCGCATCATGAGCATCGCAGAAGTCGAGGGTCGACTGGCGGCATTGGCTCGGGGTGAGGTCAAAGAAGAGGTTGTTGTGGTTGAGGGTACGGGAGAAGGATGCAGCCGTGCACGAATTGTTCAAAAGCATGTTGACGCCAGGACCCAGCTAAAGGCTTTAGAGCTTATCGGTAAACGAAACAATTTGTTTAGTGCCGATACGGCGATTGAAGTCAATCCGATTATGATTGTCGGTGGTGATGACGTTGCAGACTAATTACGACGTCGTGAATATTGCCGATATAGTGGGAAAAGGCTATGGAGAGTTTTGGCGGTTTAAAGGCCGTTACAAAGTAGTTAAGGGGAGTCGTGCCAGTAAGAAATCATCCACACAGTCATTACGAGTTATATATGAGATTGTGAGTAATCCTGTTATTAATTGGCTTGTAGTACGTAAGACGGAACGAACACTTCGGGATAGCTGTTTTGCACAACTTAAATGGGCCATGCGAAGGCTGCACGTTGAAAAGTATTTTAGGTGCAGCGTATCGCCGTTAGAGATTACTTATATTCCTACGGGACAGAAAATCCTGTTTAGAGGCCTTGACGATCCGTTAAAAGTTACGTCCATTACCGTTGATTCGGGTTGCTTGTGTAGACTCTGGATTGAGGAAGCGTATGAGATAACCAAAGAGGATGACTTTAACCGACTTGATGAAAGCATTCGTGGGCAATTGCCCGAAGGGATGTATCATCAGGTCGTTTTAACGTTCAATCCTTGGTCTGATAGGCACTGGTTGAAGAAACGGTTCTTTGACACTCCCAACCCGAACGTGTTGGCAATGACAACGAATTATCGATGTAATGAGTTCCTAAGCCAATCGGATTTACTTCTGTTTGAAGAAATGAAGAAGAACCCAAGGCGCTACGCTGTTGCAGGTGAGGGTGATTGGGGCGTTGTTGATGGGCTTGTATATGAAAACTGGAAGGAACAAGTGTTTGACTGTGATGAAATTAGAAATCAAGAAGGGGTAGAAGCTGCCTTCGGTTTGGACTTCGGGTATACAACGGATCCTGCTGCATTATTCTGTTCAGTAGTGAATCAGAAGAATAAAAAAATATATGTGTTCGATGAGTTGTATCAAACAGGGCTAACCAATCAGCAATTAGCTAAGCGCATCGAAAGTATGGGCTATGCTAAAGAGCGAATACGGGCCGACGCAGCCGAGCCTAAGAGTATTGAAGAATTGTACCAGGCAGGGATATCCCGAATTGTGAAATCCCGAAAAGGTAAGGACAGTATATTAAATGGGATCCAGAGAATACAAAACTACGAGCTAATAATTCACCCTAGGTGTGTGAACTTCTTACAAGAAATAAGTGTGTATCAATGGGCGAAAGACCGTTTTGATAGATATACGGGGAAGCCGGAAGACAATAACAATCACTTAATGGATGCTATGCGGTATGCCTGTGAAGATATTGGGGTAGAGCGGTTCTCTTTTGATTTGGGGGTATAGAATGTTTTGGACTGACATAATAAATCGAGCATTGCGTGATAATGCACCGATGAGTAAGCGGCAGTTTTTGAGTCGTGAGTTACAAAAGTGGATGAGTAGCAAGGAACGCAAGGCTATGATAACAGGCCGCCGGTATTACCAAGGCGAGCAGGATATATTACATAAGACTCGAGCCGTAACTGACACGGGTGGCAAAACGGTGGTGCTGGCCAATTTGCCTAACAATAAAATCGTGGACAATCGTTTCGATGACCTTGTTGATCAGAAAGTGAATTACTTACTGGCAAAACCGTTCGTCGTAGAAACGGACGATGAGGACATAAAAGACGTCTTTACGTCGAGTGTACGGCGTAAGCTTAAGAGTGTAGGGAAAGACATATTGACCGGTGGCGTTGGGTATCTGCATCCGTATATCGACGAATCAGGGGCATTGCAGTTTAAGCGTATGAAGCCTGAGCAGGTGTTACCGTTCTGGAGCGATGAGGAACGGGAACGGCTCGATGCCTTTGCTTATGTATACGAGATTGACGTGTATGAGGGAATCATGGACCGCAGGATGACTAAGGTTGAATTTTACGACCGTACGGGGGTTCAGTATTTCGTGTATGAAAATGGCAGTCTTGCCGATGACCGAGACCGTGAAAGCACGGCGAATTTCGCCATTGATGACAAGCCGTACAACTGGGATAACGTACCGCTCATCGCATTCCGTATGAATGAAGAAGAGCAGCCGTTAATTGCCAAAGTGAAGAGCTTGCAGGACGCACTTAATACGATGCTGTCGAATTATGCGGACAATATGCAGGAAGATATCCGCAGCACTATACTCATCATCAAGAACTACGACGGTACCGAGCTTGATAGCTTTAGGGCTAACCTAGCACAGTACGGAGCAATTAAGGTCCGGACAGTCGACGGGGTAGAAGGTGGCGTGGAAGCCCTTCATATTGAGGTGAACGCAAGTAACTACGAGGTCATTATTAAGTTACTCAAAAAGGCGATAATCGAGAATGGCCGAGGGTTCGACAGTAGAGATGATCGCATGAGTAACAACCCGAATCAGATGAATATAACGTCGATGTATTCGGATATTGACCTCGACGCCAACGAAATGGAAATGGGTATTCGTGAAGGACTCGACCGGATGTTATGGTTCGTCAATACCTATAGGAGCTTAAGCGGCAAAAAGGCTGTTAAGGATATCGATTTTACGTTTAATCGTGATTTGCCGATGAACGAGGGCGATATTATTACGAATTGCCGCAACTCCGTAGGCGTTATCAGCAATGAAACCATTCTCACTAATCACCCGTGGGTAAAAGATGTGGCCGAAGAAATGAAGCAGTTAGAGGCCGAAAAGGCGACAAACGAACCCGATTATATAGGTGATGGCCATGCCAAGTAATTACTGGGCGAAGCGGTATGAAGACGAATCCGAACGAGCCTTTGGGCTTGGTAAGATGACAAGTCGAAACTTGCGGAAACAGGCCGATATAATCATCAGGCGCATGGAGAAGAACGTAAACGACTGGTATCAGCGGTATGCCGATGAGAACGGTATAAGCCTTGCCGATGCTCGTAAAGAGTTAAATGCGAGGGAGTTAAAGGCCTTCAAGATGACGCTTGAAGAATATCGCCGACAGGCCGAGCAAGAGGGGCTATCGGATGAGTATAAGCAAATGTTAAAACAGGCGTCTATACGCAAGCGGCTCGACCGTGAGCAGGAGTTATATATCAACACAGTTCACGAGCTTGAACGGTGGGCAAAGACTCAAGACGCTGATATATCGGATCTACTGAATAAGGTATATGAAAGTACGAATTATCGTACTGCACATTTAACGCAGACAATGAAGGGGGAGTATGGGAAATATGGCCAAGTAGATCCGAACACTGTACAACGCATTATTCATTCTCCGTGGGCTCCTGACGGAAAAGATTTCTCCGAACGTATATGGGATAACCGCAAAAAGCTGGCTAAGACAATGCAAAGCGAATTTACACAGGCGATGATAATAGGCCAAGGCACGGCCGATATATCAAAGGCCATTGTGAAAAACATGAACACGTCGTATAGCAATGCCAACAGACTGGTCGAAACGGAGCTCGCACGGGTACATTCGCAAGCGTTTATGGACTGCATGGCCGAACTTGACGTTGACGCTGTGGAGATATTGGCCACACTCGATAGCAAGACAAGCCCTATCTGCCGTCGTATGGACGGTAAGATCGTACAACGTAAGGATGCAAAACCCGGCATTACGATACCGCCGTTTCACTGCCATTGTCGAAGTACGACGGTTCCGTATTTAGGAGGTGACCTTGCCGATATTGCCGGAAGCGGAACCAGGGCCGCAAGGGACCCGAAGACAGGCAAAACAGTATTCGTGGAGGGTGAACTCGATTATGGGGAGTGGAAAAAGCGGTATATAAGCGAAGGTCGCATAGATGATAGGGGAAAAGACACGCCGCCCAACGAGGGTAAAACCTCACCGGCACAGGTAAAGCAAATGGGAAGCTATGAGGAGGGGATTGAAAACGCATACCAAAAGGCCTTGTCTCATGGTAAGAGAACCGGAACCGAGGGGTTGTTTTGGAGAGATAAAAAAGGAGGCGTGGCGTATCCTGATTTAAGCGGAGATAGTAGTTCGGTTGTGTTTCCTCCTGAATTGGTGCGATTTTTAGAGAAGCTCCCCGCAAAATCAGTGGATTGCGTTCATAATCATCCACGCAGCTCGTCTTTTTCGCCCGATGACTTAATCGTTATGTGTGACTTCGAGAGTATTGACAAGATGCTTGTGGTTGGGCATAATGGAATTAAATACAAGGTATCCATAGGTACTGGAGACCGCCCCTACCCAGCCGAAATTAAGGCGATATACGAACAAGTAAAATGGGAGTATAAAGGGTTCTACGAACGGATGACTGCGGCAGGGTTTAGCGAGCAAGCGATATGGCAAGCTATTAGTCATAAAATCACTACAAGGATGGCTGAAAAATACGGGTGGGAATATGAAAGAACAAAACCAAGAAAATAAAAAACAAGTAAAAGTAGGGATTTGGCCTGGAGAAATGCCTTGTCCCTATGGTAATACGAAAGAGTACCGTGAATGGGAAGAACGAAGCAAGACGTTTGAAAAGTATATTAATGAGATTCGCAAAGCTTAAAGCACCTATTTATGTAGGTGCTTTTTTGGTGCGAGAAAGAGGTAATGCGATGAGAAAGGTATTTAAAAGCACGGTGATTGACAAGGCTACATTGTTAGGTGAAAGCGTAACCAATAGATATGCACTAGCAAAATGCACGGCACGCCTCGAATGGCATAAGGTTATGGATGATGTACCGGCATTAGGGAACAAGCGAATCACAAAATGCTATCATGTTGCTTTGGTTGTTACTTATGAGCATCATGACGTAAAAGATTTACCATTAGAGCGACTACAGTCCTTTAGAATTGTTGGAGAAGTAAAAAATCGTCATGATATAATCCAAGACGTTAATATTGGGCATTTAAAATTAATAGACGATGAGTTAAATTTAATTGAAGATGGTACGTGCATGTTTGAATTATGTTGCACGCAGGATGAAATTAAAGAACTCATGAACTTGTATATTTAAATATTTCAGCACTCACCATTGTGGGTGCTTTTTTCATGCCTTTTTGGTATTGCAGGCGAAAAAGAACAAGACCGTAACGAGTGGTGTAGCACTCGAAAATAAAGCGTAACAGGAAGGAGTCATAAGGAATGACAAAAGAAGAATTAAAGGCGTTAGGCGTAACGGACGAAGCTGCGGATAAGATTGTGGAGGATTACGGGAAGAATTACGTATCGAAAGCACAATTCAACGCAACGAACGAAGAGAAGAAGGCAGCCAAAACAGAGCTTGCACAGATTAAAACGGAGCTGGACGGACTGAAAGAGAAGGCCAAAGGTAACGAGGATTTGAGCAAGCAAATTGAAGACCTCAAAAAGCAAAGCGAAGCCCGTGAACAAGAGTATGCACAGAAAGTCAAGAACATGGAAATCGACGGGATTGTCGACCGTGCTTTATTGACAGCAAAGGCCAAGAGCGTAAAGGCCGTGCGTGCTTTGCTCGACCTTAATGGCGCAGAGGTTGAAGACGGGAAAATTAAGGGCCTCGATAAGCAGATTGAGAAACTCGTAACGGAGGCCGGGTATCTCTTCGGTGACGATAAGCCGAACGTCAAGGGGGCAACGCCTGGAAACCCTGGCGGCAACAAGCCGAACGGAGGCGTAACGAAAGAGCAATTCAACAAAATGTCGTATGGTGAACGAGTCAAGTTATACAACGAAGATAAAGAACTGTACGACCAGTTAACGAACGGAGGAGAATAACAACATGCCTACAAGTGCAAACGCAACAAAATTAGCAAACCTTGTCAATCCCGAGGTTATGGGGGATATGATTGCAGCCGGCTTGCCGAAAGCAATCAAATTTACGCAAATTTGTAAAATCGACAACACTCTTGAAGGTCGTCCCGGTAGCACTATCACGATTCCGGCGTTTAAGTACATTGGTGATGCACAGGATGTTGCCGAAGGTGCTGCAATCGACGTATCTAAACTCGAAGCAAGCACGGCAAAAGTATCCGTAAAGAAAGTCGGTAAAGCGGCAGAAATTACAGACGAAGCGGCTTTGTCCGGATACGGCGACCCGGTCGGCGAAACACAGCGTCAGCTGTTGATGTCAATCGCAAGCAAGGTCGATGAAGATATTGTAACGGCGTTAGGAACGACAACGCTTACAGTTACGGATACGAATGAAATCTCGTATGAAGGGATTGTAAACGGTGTCGATAAATTCGCAGAAGAAAGCGACGTATCCAAGGTACTGTTCATTCATCCCGAACAGTTATCGAAAATCCGTAAGGACCCGGCTTTCATTGACAAGACTAAATACGGCGGTGATTTGATGATGACCGGAGCAATCGGATCTATTTGCGGTTGTGAAGTGGTTGTATCTCGTCGTGTACCGAAAGCCGGCGGCAACTTTACCAATTTCATGGTGCAGATGAGTGCGGCAGCAACAGACGGACAGCCCGTAATGCCGGCCGTAACCATTTACGTTAAGAAGGCCGCAGACGTTGAAACGGACCGCGATATTTTGGCAAAAACAACGGTTATTTCGGCGGCAGAACATTACGCAGTAGGCTTAACGAATCCGGCTAAAGTCTTAAAAATGACATTCAAAGCCGTATAACAAGGGGGGGTATCAATGGGTATGCTGATTAGGCGGCACCGAGAAGCGGCCGCAGATATTGACATGGAGCAGTCGGAAGTGATGAACACCGAGAGCGTGGACGTTCAGGCCGAAGAGCCTATAACGGAAGAAGTGCAGGCCGATGAAGATGCACAAGCCACTCAATTAAAGACGACAAAAAAAGCAAACCAAAAGAAGGTCCAGGCCGATGAATAAGTACACGGAAAAGGTCATCACGCTTGCCGAAGACTTGACCGGATGCCCGGATGTCGCCGCCTTTGAAACCTCGATTGATTTTATTTCCGAGGTTGTCGAACGGAGCATACTCAATGATATAAATCAGGCAGAGGTTCCTGTCGAACTTGAGAGAGTCGTCATATATCGAACACTTGGAGAGCTGATCAAAATACAGGGGAAAAATATTCTTGGGGATGCCGATGATATGGCGAAATCAATCGAAATTGGCGATACAAAAATCGAGTTTAACGGCGAGCCTTTGTCCGTGCGTCTGACTGCATTGGCAGATGCATTAACGAATTACGGCAAGGGGGAATTGGCGTGTTACCGACGGTTGAAATGGTAAGACGAGCGAGGCAACAGCTCGAAAAAATGTACGAGATGAGTGCGTTCGTGTATTCCGATGTGAGCAAGCAAAATGAAGACACGGGCATCGTTACGTCTAAGCCGAAGAATACAGGCATATACCCTTGCCGTATATCGTACAAGACAAGCACGACCGGTACGGGTGAAGGAGTAGCATCCTTCACTCAAGCTATCGTGCTGTTCACATATCCGGATGCGAAGATTCCGAAGGGGTCACGCATCGCCGTATCGCATAATGAAGGGGTGACCTGGTACAAGGCGGCATCCACTCCGGCACAATACGATACTCATCAGGAAATTCAACTTGAATTACTGGAGAAGCGATAATGGCTAAGGTTGAATTTGATATAAGCGAGTTTGAGGATTTCTCCGCAAGACTTAAGAAGCTCGGGAACGCCACACAAGCACAAGGCGTTTTGCAGGCCGGTGTGAACAAAATGGCAGCGGCTTATATCCGTGAAGCGAAGAAAAACACGCCCGTTGGTAAACGTGGATCAGTCAAAGCCTTTGTCGGCAAGGATAGAAACGGGCAGGCAAAGTACATAACGTATCATTACAACACGCAACAGACACGGAACGCGTGGCGTGTGAACTCAGCGAAAGTTGTAGGAACGACAGCATTTGCAAGGGTGTATAACCTATCTAAATATGCATCGTTTTTGAACGACGGGCATCGACAGGAAGTTGGACGATACGTTCCGATGCTTGGCACTCCGATTGGTGGCGTGGTACACGGGGCAAGACTCAAGAAACCTTGGGTTGAGGGCTTGCACATGCAAGAGAAGGCTGAAAATTTCGTTGAACGTAACGGGAACAAGTTATTAAACAGTGCAATGAGGGGGTATCTACGTGAACTCGATAAGTAACATTATTACGGGTATTGCGACGGCCGTTCATAAGGAAACAGGGCGGCCGGTATACCTCGAATTCAAGGAGAACAGGGCAGAATTCCCGTGCTTTTATGTTAGCCTGGTAAATTCGTCCGAGGATTTACACGTTTCTAGTCTGTACGACCGGACGAACGACTTCGAGATCCTCTACTTTCTTAACGAAGAGGATTTACCCGAAGACGTGCGAGGCGAACTTCACGACATGGGCGAACGACTGTATTCGGCGTTAGAGTACATAACAGTCGACGGCCAACTGATGAGAAGCAAAAAGCGTTCATATAAGGTAACGGACGGCGTGATGCATTTCCTGTTGACCATGGAAGATATACGACGCAAAGCCGAGAAACGACAAGAGGCGATGCGTCAAGTCGGAATCACGGAAGGAGTTAAAAATGGAAACAGCGACCAATAAAAACACAGAAGTCGCCGTAAAGGAAGAGCCGAAGAGCATCGTCGAACGGTTCGATAAGGTGACTATATTACAATCTGAACGATTTAAGCGGTATCGAGATATTCTTGATACTGTATTGAATTCCGGTCAGTTATACGGAGCGGACGAAGTGGACAAGGTGTTAAGCGATGCACTTACACACCGGGTACAAAAGTCCGTGAATGAATAAGGAGGGAACAACGTAATGGCATTAGGCGGCGGAACGTTCTTGTTCCATAATAAGGTTTTACCCGGCACGTATATTAATTTCGTGTCGAAAGTACGAGCATCGGCAGAAGTATCCGACCGAGGGTTCGGGGCAATGATGCTTGAATTGGATTACGGCCCGTCTGGTACGGTATTCAGAGTCGATGCAGACGAATTCCAGAAGAACTGTATGCAGTATTTTGGCTATGATTACACGCATCCGAAAATGAAAGGCCTTAGAGATTTATTTACAGGCCTTAAAACGGGGTATTTTTACCGTCTTAATAGTGACGGTGCTGTCGCATCTTGCACGCTTGCCAAAGCGAAATATGCGGGCATTAGAGGCAATGCACTGGGGGTTTCGGTACAGTCAGATCCGGATAATTCCGGAGCTTTTATCGTCACAACGTACATGACGACAGATAACAATCGTCAAGCAGTAGCGAAACAGTCAGGCGTAAAGACGGCTGCGGACCTCGTCGACAATGAGTATTTGAAATTCGAGAAGGCGGCTACATTGGCGGCTACTGCTTACACGGCCCTTACAGGCGGTACGAACGGAGCAGCCATTACGACGCAGAACTATCAGGACGGCCTGGAAATGCTTGAGCCGTACTATTTTAATGTGCTTGGCTATGCCGGTTCGGATGACGCTATCAAGGGCCTTTTAATTAACTTCACGCATCGTTGCAGAGTACAGACGGGTGCGAAATTCCAGTTGGTTATCCACGGCAAACAGGGCGTTAATGACGAAGGCGTTATATCGGTACTGAATGACGTTACAGACAGCGGAGCAGAAAAAGGCAGTGCCGTATACTGGGTAACCGGTCAAGAAGCGTCGTGTGCAATTAATGAAACGGTCGGCAACCGTAAGTACACAGGCGAGTACACGATTAACACGAAGTACAAGCAATTCGAGTTGGAACAGGCTATTAAAAACGGCATGTTTATGTTCCATTCCGTAACGGATTCTGTAGGCGGTAACGTCACGGGTGAAGTCCGAGTATTGAAGGACATTAACACGTTCACAGAATTTACGAAAGAAAAAAGCCGTGATTTTTCACTTAATCAGGTTATCCGGGTACTCGATAACTGGGCTATCGATGCGGCACGATTATTCAATAAGACGTATCTCGATAAAGTACAAAACGATGAAGACGGCCGCAAAGCGTTGTGGGCTGACTTGGTTTATTTAGCCGAAGAATATCAGCGTGTGCGTGCGATTCAGAATTTCGACGATAAAGATATTCCCATTCCGTCGCAAGGCGATAACAAGGAAGATGTTTTGGTCGATGTTCAATTACAGCCGACGGTTTCCATGGAAAAACTGTACATGACCGTCGTCGTAGCGTAAAGGAGGGAACACAATGCCGGATGCAATCAGAACAATGGAAGCGGCCGACGTAATCAGTGCAAAATTGGCCAACTGCTATATAATCGTTGGCAGCACTCGTAAATTGTTATTCCAGGCCAAAGATTTAAAGGCCACGGTTAAAAAGAACAAAAAACAAGTGGCAATCCTGGGCAAGATGATGAAGGGGAATAAATCCACGTCACTTGAAGGAAGCGGCAAGCTGACGATTTACAAGAATACGTCGATTTTTGATAATATGATTGAAAACATGATGAAGAGCGGCACGGATACGTATTTCGATATGCAAGTAACGAACGAAGACCCGACAAGTCACGCCGGGTCGCAAACGGTTATTTTGAAGGGATGCAATATTGATGAAGGTACCGTCGCTAATTTCAATGCAGACGGGGAATGGCTCGAGGACGAAATTAATTTCACGTTCGAGGACGTAAAATGGGCCACGAAGTTTAAAGAATTGGACGGAATGAAGGCATAGGGCCTTCATTCCTTTTCTTTTTATATGTAGACGAAAGGGGCAAAAAAGAATGGCAGAAAATTTCAGTGCGTTCTTAAAGGAGAACGTAAAAATCGAAAGCGAAGTGGGGTATGTAGCGTCCGACCGATTCAAGGACGAAAACGGCAAGCCGATTGAGTGGAAAATCAGAGTGCTGACGACTAAAGAACTCGATAGAATCCGTGACCGTCACACAAAAAAGGTCCTCGTACCGGGTACCCGTGAATATAAAGAACGATTCGACAACGAAGGATTTAATTCGGATCTGATTACCGAAACTATCGTATACCCGAATCTCGACGAAATCGAATTGCAAAATTCCTGGGGTGCAAACGACCCGGGCGAACTGTTGAAAGTTATGTTATTACCCGGCGAATATGCAGACTTGGCCAGTGCCGTATCCGAGGCACAAGGCTTTAAAGTCGGCCTCGACGATAAAATCAAAGAAGTAAAAAACTGATAAAGACGGACGACCCGGAAACCTCGTTTGCGTACTTGGCCTTTGTAAAGTACGGCATCAGGCCGAGGGCGTTCGTCAGTATGGATGAGAACGAAAAAGCCGCCGTAATCGCCTTTATGAACTATCACGTACAGGCCGAGAAAGCGGAAATGGCTAAAATCGGGAAGGGGTAGCACATGGCAACCATTAATAATTACATAAAGCTGTCGACGAACATTCCCGACGCAATGGATAGGGCGGCACAGGCTACCCAGAAAGCATCAAACGGTATGAACAATTTAAGCGACCGCATGAAAAAGGTTGCGAGCGGTTCAACGGCTATGAGTGAACGTATGGGCGGTGCGTTCCAAATGATGATTGGTAGTTTAGCGGCTAGTGCGGTAACGACAGCGTTATCCACTATACAGAACGGCATCTCGTCGCTTATGGGAACGGCCGAAGAATACGCCGGGATACAAGCCCGTATGAATTTGGTTACGGGCAGCCAACAGAACGCTATCATTCTGAATGAACGCATTTACCAATCGGCACAAAAAGCTAGAGGCGGTTATTTAGACATGGCTAACGCCGTATCACAATTAGCTATGTCGGCCCATGATGCCTTTCCCGACCCGAGGGAAGCGGTCGACTTTATGGAAGGCGTTCAAAAGCTGTTTGTTATCGGCGGTAGTAGCAAGGAAGCACAGAAAAACGCCATGTTGCAGTTAACACAAGGCATGGCATCAGGGCAGTTACAGGGTGATGAATTCCGAAGCATCGCTGAAAACGCACCGCTTATCGAGAACATAATCGCTAAAACCATGGGCGTAAGCCGTGGAGAACTTAAGCAATTAGCCGCCGAGGGTAAAGTTACCGCCGAGGTTATTAAGAAGGCTATCGGCGAGAATATGGAAGAAATCAACGCACAATTCGAAACGATGCCGAAGCGTTGGGGCGACCACTTTACGATGATACAGAACAGGGCGTTAAAAGCGTTCACGCCTGTATTTGAAGGCATTTCACAATTAGCGAACAGTGATGCTGTTCGGCAAGCCGTAGAAGGAATAGCCGAGGCCTTGGAAGCGTTAGCACCCGTGTTTTGGATTATCGTTCGAGGTGTTGATGCGGCTATCAATACGATTGTATGGGCCTTTAGCGGCATGGCCAACTTCGTGCGTAATCATATGGTTGCGTTGAAGATTGCGGCCGTGGTATTAGCCGGAGCGATTGCGGCATTG